TCATGATGGTCTTCCTGATGTTGCCTTTAACGTAACCTGAATGCTATCCCCTATGTCAACACCGCGAACAACTGACCAAAGATGCCGCATAAGCCCGACGCCATCTGATGCTTTGATCCCCACCTCTGAGAGACTTCTGGCAACGGCGAATGGGCCTATGGTCCCGGACCAAACTGTTTTATTCGTTGCTTCGTATGTCGGAGTTACAGAAACGGTTTCGGTTTCAGTAATGAGACCCGTCTGACTAGTTAACTCTGCGGTCGTCCCAGTACCTACGCAGATTATTGTGAACGGGGGTACAGAGTCCACACCACCTATGAGCCTCGATATCCTTGCAAGACCCACATTATAAACAGTTGCCATTATAATCCCCCGTGGAATAGTTCGTCAATGGATCCGACTTCATCTGATGAGATGGTGACTGTATCCCTCTGGCTTTTCACAGGGACATCATCATTATAAATCCCCTTTATTCTACCATACTTATCCCGGTGGATTATTTCCATCTCCAAGCGGGTTATGTTATGTTCTGGTTCGTCTGTCATGTTGTGTCCTGTTCCAGTGTGATCGTAACCTCAATTACGTTCGGGTTCATGTCCTTCTCTTTCCACGATTTGATTGCGCATTTCGTGTATGTCGTGCCATCTACGACCAGCGACCCGGAGATCCCCATCTTCGCTGCGAGGGCGGTATACTCGCTTGTTCCCGTGGTCAGGCAGGAGATCTGCCAGGAGTTCTGGATCTCGGTTGATACGGTGAGTTTGATCTTCCCGGAAACCAACCGGGTAGAGTTTACCGTTGGCTTCGGGTTGCGTTTTACGTCCGGTTCTACCAGGGTAAGCCCATCGAAAACAACGGTTGTCATCCGCTTGAAATCCCTCGCTGTGTTCGCTTTAAGGCCTGCATGCTTGCGATTTCTGTCATGATATCTGAAATGCTGTAATCCTTGCTGGCGTTCACATTGCCGATGCTGACGCTATTGTCAGTCGTTGTCGTGCTGGTGCTGTTCGTTGTGGTCTCGGCTGCTGCAGCCGGTAGGGTTGCCGCTGCTGCGACCTGTACCGCTGCAGATTGGACTGCCGGGGTGACTGCGAGGAGAGGATCGACAAAGTATGCCTGGAAGTTCGGTAACTGAGATAGAGGTCCTGTCTCTGCGGGGGAGTGAGGAATATATTGCCCGATAATTCCAAGAATTCCAGAAATTGCAGAGCCCACCGCTCCGGCTGCAGATTGCATGCCCTGGACAATAAACATGATAATGTTGTATCCTGCCGAAACGAATCCTTGAGCGAGGCCGACGATGAAATCGGAGATTCCGGTGAAAAGGCTCGTAAAGGCCTGCTGAACTGACCCCCCAAGAGCCGAGAAGGCAGTTGTGATGTCACTAAAAGCGGATCCTAGGGCTCCAGGAATACGGCCCATGATGGACTCGATGTTGTTGATGGCGGTTTCAAATGGTGACGCCATATCAGTAACGATCTGCGATAGGTCCCAGTTCCCGGAGACGATATCAATAATCAGGTTTCCTAGTGACCCGACCGGAGCCAGCACGATCTGGAGGATATCCATGATCAGGTTCCCGAGGTCAGATTCCTCAATCATCCTCCCTATCCCTGATAGCCAGTCAAGAACCCCGGTTTCCAGGAGTACCCAGGCACCTGCAAGCCCGAGGGCGATACCGGCTGCGAGCATGCCAGGGACCGAACTAATTGCTGCTACAAGGGTTGTCGTAATTGTAGTGCCAAGTCCTGAAATTGCAGTCCCGATTGATGTGAATATGCCACCAAGTCCAAGCCCCTTGAGGGCTGCAAGACCCATAAGTGCAGGGCCAAGGGCAGCAAATCCCTGTGCTGCATAGAGAGCCATACCTGCAACTCCCTGCAAAGGTTCTGGTAATCCTGAAATAACGCCCGCTAACAAACCCATTGCATCAGCCGCTATAATAGTCGCAGGGGCCATGCCCTCTCCTAATTGGATTTTCGCGGCCTCCATTTTGTTTGTAGCAATCTCAAGTTTCGACCCAGTTGACTCAACGACGGTGTTAAATGCTTGCTCCTTGTAGGAGGAATCATCCATTTGGGCAGACGTTTCTTTCAATTTATCTTTCTGATTAACCAGGACCATAGCGGCCCTGATCCCTTCAGTCCCGAAGATCGTCTGGAGAGCCGACATCTTGTCCACATCTCCCCCGGTTGCACTCAAGATCTCATCGTAATCTTTCATCGTCTTCGATGAGAGCGAGAATTTTCCGGTTTTCTCGTCGACCTTAAACCCGAGAGCCTCAATTTTAGCCTTCAATTCAGGGGTTAGTTCACCGGTGCGTGAGTACCGGTTGTTCAGTTCGTTGACAACCGTGCTCATACCTACAAACTTACCATTACCATCAAATACCGTGATGCCTAGTGCTGACATCTTCTGACCGAGAGCGGAAGATTGGCCTCCCATGTTTCCGAGGGCACCCTCCAACTGATTCAGGATAGATTCGAGTCCTACAAAGTTTCCCTGGTCGTCCTTTACATTTACACCTAGAGCCTCAAGATCTGCCTGTACCTTCGGATCAACGAGCCTCATGAGCATCGTTTTGAGTGCTGTTCCGGCTTCTTCGGAAGATGTAAACCCAGTTTGAAGTAATACATTCGCAGCTGCAAGATCCTCAAAACTGATACCTAACTGAGCGCCTACTCCGATGTTTTTCATTATCTCGGTAGTAAAATCGTTCAATTCCCATTTTCCAACCCCGACGCCTTTTGCTAAAATATTGGTAATCTCAGCAGCAGAATACACCCCATCCCCATATGCCCCCATTACGTTGATGACGGTGTCAACGGATGTTTTAAACGCCTGGTTTCCACCTACTGCCAGTTTTGCCGCTTCTGGCATCGTGGACATCATTGTGTCATAATCATACCCAACTGATATCATCGAGTACATGGCATCTGAAACATCCGTTGCAGAAATGGGCATTTGAGTAGACATGTCTATGGCAGCATTTTTAGCCCTTTGAAACTCTTCTTCGGACAGGACTCCTAATGCTTTCACCGCCGTTGTAGATTTATCAAATCCAAGGAAAGATTGATTGACATCATCTACCATAAGTTTTGAGGCCACACCGACACCGGTCATGGCTGCTCCTACGGCCATCATGTTCTTTTGAGCTGCAGCTGACCCTGTACCGGTCCCATCGTTGGCTATGATGTCATAAGCAACCTGCCCAAGTGAACCAAGTAATCCCATTATTTCCTCGCTAGCCGTTCCATCTTCGTGTTATACCATGACTTCCAAAACAACCGGATGTCAGCCGGAAGAGTCGCATATTCACGTGGGTCCAAAATTCCTAGATATCTCAGAAATGCTCCATAGTTCTGCCCTTTATCACTGCTCGCGAAAGGATTGGAGGTCTTTCACCCGGTTGATCCTCGTACGGATGGTGTTTTCAAGGAATGCCTGAAGAATAGCGAGGGCTGCGTCTACTGGCCATTTTGCCTTATTCTCCTTGAACCATGCAGATGTCATATACGGGTTTGCTGTCATGAGTTCGAGTTGCCGATAAGTGATATCAGACATCTCAGGATCTCCTTTCTCCAGTTCGGTTTTCCGCACCTCAAGGGTGTTCATTTCCTGCATCTCTTCCTCGGAGAGTGCAGTCCTCACAGCAATCTTGTCACCATTCCCGAGGTCCACATCTTCGTAACAGTCATGAACCCGCCTCTCCAACATGGCGATCTCGTTCTGCCACTTGAATGAGTCTGCGGCTTCTGCTGCTTTCAACCGGTCAAAATTGGGTTGATGCTCTTTTAGCATCACTGCGGCATCTGCCGGGTCTATCTTCCTGCTCATGTGACACTCACAGAGAGCGTATCAGGGTCTCTCATCTCGACATCGGCATCGACATCGATGATCTTTCCCGCATCTTCCCAGGCGATTCCCCCGGTCTTAAACCAGCAATCGGGCTGAGTGATGATGATATCAGTCGAGCCTTTTGGTAAAGACCCGACAAGGTCAAAGATCTTCGGATCTCCTACAGTATAAGTGGAAGTTCCGGCAATGGAGGCAACTGCAAAGGTTCCTAGGTCGCCAGTTGAATCAATGCCCCGGATCACGTGACCATAGACCTTTTTGAAAACTTTCTTCGAGGTCCATGTCGTCCCAATGGCCGATGCTGCAACGGCGATGAGTTCCTCTATCGCATTCCCATCTTTGTCCTCGCCGATGATTGTGATGGTTCCTCCGGTGACAATGGCTGCAGTTGCCAGAGTATACCGGATTCTTGAGGCTGTTGCGATGGTGTCATCGGACATATCCTCGTAGTTATCAGAACCATCGAGGACGTGAGAGGCTGAAAGGAGGGTTTCTGCAGTCCCGCTGATCGGTGTATCAGTGAGGGAATATCCAAGGACCTTTGCAGCATCTGCATATACAAGAGCCTTTTTGATCTTGGTCTTTACTGTGAGTTTCCCGGGAATGTTGATGTCAGAGTGCTTTCCCCCTCTGGTGTGGGAGACGGTAGCCCGATCCCATTTGACATCATACATCACATCAGCAAGGGGCACGCCATCAAGCGTTACGACCCCGGAGATCCCTGTATACTCTCCAAACTCTGGTACGGTTGTCATTTTGTCTCCTTATGAATCATTAATTACGTAACCGAACGAATACCGGATAGCGATGTGGATCCCGCCAATGTCGGCATCATTCTGGGTTGATCTGCTGTTTCTCGTCCACCCATACGTTCCGGCAACAGCATCCGGGGCGAACAGGAGTTCGTCGATCTTGTCTGCTATCATGTCAGCATCTTCACTCGTGCAGGGGGATTCTTCCTGGAAGGTGTTAATCCAGACATCCACCTGCAGAGTAGGGGAATTGTTCCGGTTCCGATACCGGTTGTATCCGGGTCTCGGCGTGCTGCTCTCGTTGTTCTCCGTAAGAGTGACACTCGGGATGTGGGCCGGATTAACCCCATACGCCCGGTAAACATACGGACCACCGAGAAGAGCCTGTAACTCTACACTTTCTCTGAGAAGGTCAATTACAGCCGAGAACACAGATACAATCATCCGAACCTCGCACAATAGGCAATCAGGGATTTTCGATATTCGTCCTCGATGACCGGCATATACTGATTCTGCGTAGCCTCGATAGCATCAGTAAGAAATGGTCTGGGTTCGGTACCTTCTTCTGCAATCTTCTTCCAGACCAGGAACCAGTTGTAATTTTTTCCCCCTCTGCTCTTTCTCTCGGCCCACTTCTTGATCGCCTCCATTGGGGCCCTATGCGGGCGGGTCCCTTCGTGAACGTAAAGGGCATAGGTGTCAGCCTCTATCCCATCCTCGTTCTTTACGTCAGACTCTACGCCTACTTTGGCGGTATACTCATCTACAGAGGCCACTTCAACCGAATACCCGATATGTCCACGGAGAAGCCCGGTGTCGAATGGTGCGGTCTGATATGGAGTGCTTCCAGGAGTCAGGTTCTTCTTCGCCTGTGTTTCAGCGATTGCGGCGGCCTTGATGAGCCCTCTCTTAACTCCGTCCTCGCATCCCTTCTGAATGTTTGCGATCCGCTGTGCCATCTGTTCAGGAGTGCATATGGCTGGCATCTATCCGCCTCCCCTGAAAACGGTATACAGGATCGATATCATCACACCACAGGCACTGATTATCCCGGAAACTAAAGCCGCAAACCGCAGCATTCCGCTTCGCTGATCCTCGCATGATTCAAGGGAGTTGATCCTTGAGTCCATGAGTTTCATCTGCTCATCTCCCTCCTTGAGGCGTTTGATGATTGTTCCGGTCCGTTCATCCAGCCTTATCAGGAGTTCGTCGCGACTCGCTTCATCCATCAGGCCACCGCCTTCAGAATAAACGAGTAATGATCAACCCCGGATAGCCCTTTACTAACGTATGGCGTGAGGATCTGGAATGTTCCGGAGAATCCTTCTGCCATTGAAACGATCCGGTAATTCTCCGCCCAATTTGCCTGTGTGCCTTCCAGAGTGATTGAGTCTGGGAGGGCAATCTTCACTGGGAGGTCTAGGAGTTGCCCGGTTTCATGGATTATGAGCCCCTTCTTATCGTTCCCGGAATATCCAAACCTGCAGGGAACTGAAACCTGGTCATCTGACCAATAGTACTCATATTCCCCGGTCTGGTTCTGGTAATCAGCTTGAGCGGATAGCGTCCCGGAGAACGTCGAGGTCGAGATTGTTTCACCGGTAGAAAACGCCCCGGACACTGATCTTACAACGATGTAACCTGAGGCCACCCGGGTAATTTCAGCAGTCTGATGACTGGTTCCCCCGGTCACGGTCTGACCCATAGCGGGAGTTCCGGACCCTGAAGTATACGACATCTTCTGCTTTCGGTATCTCCGCTGAATGGTGCAGGTCGAATCCATGAACGAGAGCGGGAATAACATCAGAACCCCCGGAGCATACTGTGATTCCTCACAATCGACACACCGGAACCTCCGGCATATTCGATATACTGAAGAACTGCTCGACGCCCCTTTGCCTCGTATGCTGTCGCCTCTGCTTCAGAATTGACTCCAATTGAGATATCTCCACCAAGAGAGAGCGAATTAGGCCGGGATAATTCGTGAGCCTGTCGCCGCTTTATCTTCGCAATGGTGAAACAGATCGAGGCCGTTTTGAGTTGTGACGCAGAAGCAGGTGCAGACAGCCCTTTCTCAAGCAGCATGTCCGCGATCTCCTCATCACTCCTCGAAATGAGGGAGGTGATATCAGAGGTCGTGATAGTGCCGAGCGAAGTTCCGGCTTCGAGTTGAACGTCAGTATACTCACAATATGCCATTTCAGCCCACAATCACGATGTAACCCTTCTCCGGACTATAGAGAGTCTGGATCTCGGTGGTCGTTGCCAGGGACTCTACGTAGGTCTCAAAATCGGAGAAATTCGTAAAGGCCCTGACATCGTAGTTGGTCATCTAATCCCCCGGAAAAAGGGTTAGGAGGTCGGCTTGCTTGCACCGATATACCGGTAGTCAAGCCGGGCGGCTGCGATATCCCACTCAACGCCATATTCGATGGTCCGGTTCGTGAATGAAAACTGATCCATACCCCCACCGATAATCTCTGTGTCAGGAGTTTTCTTCAGTAACTTTGGACCTGGTGATGCACGGTAGACTCCGAATGCAACCGCCGGGCGACCGACCTGTGGATCTGCACAGAGATACCACTGTTTGTTGGCATGGGTGTTGCTGGTGGAGATTTGAGTGATCTCAGTATTGACTGCAATCTGCAGCGGGGAGAACTGGTTGGACCCGACGAGTTTGTACCCCACCTCGGATGAAAGATCATACCTCTCAACGGTCATCGCCGTTACGATCTCTGTTGCCCTTGGTTCGAGTTCAGGAGGAACAATCAGGCATTTTGGACGGATCCGGACAGGTCTGCCATTCACATCCTTCTGAGCCGCCATCTTTTTCCAGAGCGAGATTACAGCATCATACGAGAGTTCAGCCGTAATCAGGTTCTTATACGTGGTGTCTGCATCAAACATCGAGGCGTGTGGCCCGTTTACATCAGCTATGATCTGTGTTGCGAGGTTTTCAGCAGTAAAAGACGCTGCTTCAGCGAATGCCGCAGGAATCTGAGTAAATGCTCCTAGAGCATCGTTGATGATGGCCTGCCTGGTGAGTTCGATGGTGTCAGAATACGAATCCAGAAGAATGGTATACTGGCCCTCGCCTACCTTCGTAGATGGGTTTCCCTCATGTTCCCCGGTCTTCTGAAGGAGCCGGACCGGACGTTCAAACGCAACCAGTGGCACCTGTTTGAAATCGTTGACACTCACCTGCTTGGTCCACATCGGATATGATACGGGATATCTGGCATGAGCATCAAGGAGTTGAGCATTCATGTCAGAGGTCAGCAGATAGGAAAAGTCTGAGGACCCAATGGCCTCGGCGAGTCTGTTCAATGATTGCGAACCTTCTACAGATCCGAGGAGTTCCCAAACCTTTGCCCTGCGCCTTAGCCCTTCAGCAGAGTTGAGATACTCCTTGGTCATTCTCTGGCCGGAGCCAAAGATTTCTGCAAATTTGCTTTCAGATATCATGATTAAGCCACCCTGAACCCGAGAACATATACAACAGCATCAGGCTGTGATGCACCGGTCGCACTGGTCACCCGGAGCGTGCCACCGGCAGCGATCTCATTGTATGCATCATCGATTGATGCAGCCCGGACGAGAGCCTTGTCTGATCCAGATGCAGCCATGGCGTCGGTGATTGCGTTGGTTCCGTTCTTCACCTGCAGGGTTGTGGTCGAAACACCGGCACCCTTGAGCACAAGCCAGGCATCCATCACGTGAGTCTTGTGAGTCAACGTAACGTCAGTATTCCCGACTGCCCCGGCTGCGATGTTGATGCGATGAATGACAGGGATACCTCCGATGACGTTGGCATCAGCGACGAACTTGGTGACGAGTCCGGTCAGACCTGCTCCGGCTGCACCGGGCTGAACCTTTGCCTCAGTGACTGCTCCTGCAGCTAACTGGGTTGCTCCTACTGCACCAGCACCAAGAATCCCTCCTGCATACCCGGCTTTGATGACCTCGATGGTTGCCGTCGCTCCGGTTAATACGGCTTCATTAGCCCACCCGAAGAAAACCCCGGTTGCAAGATTGCTCAGTACAACAGGAGTGGCTTTGCTTGCGAAGAGTGGAGCACCCACAGCAATCCCACCGGTGTTGATGTCGGTGACTTCCAGGTTTCCGACCCAAGGGCCGAACCTTACAACAGTGTATCCGGCTGCATCTTCGTCTCCCTCTGCGATACCGCAAAGGTCACCATAAATCACAACTCCCCCGGATTCCGGAGTAGTCGGATATGAACAAATTACCCGGAGGTCGTCCGGAGTGTGTGTCTCGTTCAGCATTATGCTACCTCAATTCCTGCAAGCCTGCTAGCCTGCTCTTTGCTCATCCCGTTCTCAATGAGAGTGTCCCGATACTCCTCGCGGGCTTTCTTGACATCTGCCGGGTTTCCAGGTGGTGAAATCGGCCCGTTGTCGTGGATCCTTGAAACTCCTGATTCTCGCAGGATGTCTGCGATCTCTGCCTGTTTCGCCTTGATTGCTTCAGAAACGATGAGACCGAACTTCACAGCGTCAATACTACCGTCTTCGGTGAGAACTGCTTGTTTCACCAGAGATTCGGTGAGAATTTTTCCCACCGACTCAGGGAGGTTAGCCTTTCCGACTTCAGCAGTAACGAACTCACTGGCGGCTTTCTCTGCGATCTTTGCCCGGAGGTTCTTGTTATCTACCTCAAGGGTTTTGATTCTGGTTTCTGCCTCGGTGAGTTTCTTCTTCTGTGCTTCGCTCTGGGATTCTACCTGCAGTTCCTCTGATACCTGCTTTCGAATCTCGGCGACTACTTCCGGGTCACTAGTCATAATCTCCGAAAGTCTGATTGAGAGTTGTTTTCCTGTCATTTGCTCCTCTGCTTCCTTTTTTCTCCGTTCAATGACTTCGTTAAACTTTGAGTGCCCCCCGGCCCCCGGAATAGTTACAAAATCGACTGAATTGAATGGAGAGGGCTTAAGTTCGGTGATGATGGGTCCCTTTTTCCCATCCGGTGCTACGCCTTCTTTAGCTTCACCTTCGACGTAGTGGCTGACCCCTATCTTCCCTGCAAGCCACTTAAGGTCCTCGGTAAACTTTGGCCTGACTTCTGCCAGAGCGTATGGACCAGGGCCGTCCCAGGCTTCGGGATCTCCTTCTTCCCGGTACGTTGCCGATTCAGCGAGAACAGCGGCTATCGTTCCGGTGACTCTGGCGGGTTGATCCTCTTCCTGTTGTCGGGTCGGGTGGTCCCAGTGCATGAGCATCCCGGGAGGGTATACTCCGGATTCGCAGGCTTTTTTGAGTTTATCTTCAGAATAATACCCGGAACTTCCCCATCCTGGGCGTATGATGTGGATGTCTATAGTCCCGGGTTTCGCTGATGCTCCCGATACTTCCCGGAAACGCATAACGTCACCGGGGAGACAGTCAGGGATGATCAGCACCCCCTAAAATAGTAAAGTATGGCCCTCTTGCTGCCATTGAATATATTAGCGCTTTAAGAGATTATAAGTGAAAGTTGCGGTATACCGGGAAAAGAGGGAGAGAGTGAGGGGGATTATTTTTTCAACCGGATCACAAGCACCGGGTCACCTATCCATGATGCCGGGACATAAACCCCCCCAGAAGTGCCCTGTGCCTTCGCAACCTTGAGATGACCGTCATCTACCCCTGTATTGTTGAGGAGTTCGAATTCATTTGCGTTATAGGTAAGGGTCTGCATTTGGTTCTCACTGGTTAGATCTATCGTTATTTTGGCCATATGTATATTATACGTATTAAAAGGTTTAGAGGTTCCGGAGGTATTCCTTGACCTCTTCCATGCTGTCAAAGTCTCCGACGTATACCGGGTTTCCCTTCTGGTTAATCCGGTTGATGTGAAATCCCTGGTATCCTTTTGCTCCTGAGTTCCCTCTTCCATTCCGAATATAGTATCTGACACCTGCAACCTCTGCATACTTGTCTCCGCCGCCGTCCTTCTTTACTACAATTTTTGTGCTCATCTCTCTCACCTTGCTACATACATATATTATACGTATATATATTTAATACTTTTGTTTGCTTGTACCTCGCCATGCCAAAGTGGGAAAAATCACCATAATGTGAGAAATTATGATCGCAAAAGAGTCGTGAGGGGTAACGAAGAGATGAGAATGAGACTTAATTAGATTGTTTATCAGATTCTGGTTCCTCTGGCTCTCTAGGTACAACCTTAGTGAACTTTAATCCGCTTGGATCAGAGTTATGCCGTTTCCTTCGCTCTTCTTCAGGGTTGTCCATAATATTTTCCTTCTTTAAGATGGAGATGCATAAATGTATTCTATATCCCCGGCAATGCGAGTTCTTGTTATTGTAAAACTGGAGTTGCGAGGTAAAAGAACTTCCGACTCGTATTTAGTATCCCCGTATGCAATTGCATTTGATCCAGCGGGTAAATCAATCACTAAAATCCGCCGTTTAGATTTTTCACTTCTGGAAAAATTGGAGGCAATGGTTTTTCTTGTTGAGGTTGACATAAACGCAGAATTCGTGAATGTTGACCCTGCCCCTTTATCCCCAAACATTTCGCCTTCCTTGTCTCCCATCCCGTGATAAACAGTTAATGGTGATTTAAGGACCGATTTTTTCATGGCATTGTCAAGCGCTTTTACCTTTTTACAATCAACCATTATTTGCAATCTCCAGTAATAACGGACCGATTAATCACGGTGTATCCTTGAGACTTATAATCACTAAGCGCGTTTGCTTCGTCTGCTGTATATCCTCTTCGTTTAAACTCCTCTTCGGACATCTCCCATTCTCCAAGTTTCTGCGTCGGATCTTGATAAATAACATCATTTTGTTCCTTATCGAAGTAAGGCGTCCAAACACACCTGCAATTTGGATGATACGGCAGAGACGGGGCATTTTCGATTTCATAGATTGACCCATTCTTTTCTCCGCAGATTGGACACATCCGGTCATCCGGACCCGCTAACCACTGGACTTTGGTGATGTTATCCCGTTTGTACCGGGTGAGTGTCCCTTGGTTAAGGCCATACATCACCTCTGACCGGGCTATTAGTTCAGCTCGAGATTGTCCTTTCCTTTTTTCTGTATCTGTATACTTAGAAATGCGCTTAACAAGTTGATCGATGCCTTCACCCCGGAGCATTCCTTCGGTCAGCTCAGACAGAACGGACTTCTTGACCTCTTCAGTCATCCCTTTGATATACCCGAGGTTTCTTTCTATGAGGGCGTCAATGGCTGCCTGATTTGGAGGGATGTAAATAGCAGGTTTCTTAATATCAGGACCTGGTAAGCCCCTTGATGTATTAGATGGGCCAGGTTCTACATTGGGATCTTCATCTGGATCTGGTAAATCATCAAATGGATTCGCAGAATCTTCTCGTTTCTTAGATTTTGGAAGATTAACTTCAGCCCATGATATCCCGGCTTCCCAGAACTTCGGAACCTGCTTATTGAGCATCTTCCGGACCGACTTCATTTGTTTGGTCTGGAACTTATCGATCTGGGTGCTGGTCTCTGCAGGGTTGCCAAAGTTCTCCCGGATGATGTCAATAGTCCCGCCCCCGAAGTCGTTATAAACCTGGATCAGTTCCTTTTCATATGCTGCAATCAGGCCTCTGCTCCGGGTTGGGTCTTCCTGTACTTCCTTCAGGATATTGTTGAGCGCCTGTCCAATCTCCCGGTAGGTTTCCGAGAACGATTTACCGGCGATAAGGCCGGAGATATAGATCTGATTGACCTCTACTGACCCGATGTCAGGATATACGATGAGGCTTCCTGATTCGGAGAGTTTGCGATAGTTGTCTGAAAATAGGAATTCGTATTTGCTGAGTTCGCCCAGTGCCTTTGTTTTCTTCTCGCGGTAAAACTTACGAGATTGCTTTGTGGCCTCCCGTAATCTCCGTTCATTCAGATATACACGCTGTAAATGTAAAATGGAAGTAGAAAAATTAGTGATCGCAGTGACCATACCCGGCCTCCTGCAGTTGTGTTGCCGCTGTTGCGAGCCGTTCGATGGCTGCAGACATATCCGGGTTCTGGTTCATCTTATCCAGGAGTAAGGCAGCCATTTCGTCAACGGTTGTATCATCCGGAATCTTCAGGTCCAGCGATTCGTATATCGCCTTGATGAGGTCAACCGGCTGAATGACACCGGCAAGACCCCCTGATGGGTTGCCGAGTGTGGCTGTGCTGCAGAGGCTCTGGAGGTATGCGAGAGCATCCTGACTCCGGAGCGGCGGGAAGGAGATCTCAAAGTCGGCATTTCCAAGTATACGCGTGAAGATAGTTCTGAATGTGTCAGCCCATGCCGTCTGTCGTTCTTCGATAAGAGGCAGGAAGTTTGCTGTGAGTTCCTGTGCAGATGCCCGGTTCCCGGTCTGCGGGTTACCGGTGAGGAGATTCTCCGGGACTCCGGTGGAAGTGCAGAACTGGCGAAGGAGCCACTGAGAGTCTGCCGGGCCTACGATCTTGTTCGATCCGGCATCGACTACCTTGAAGTCATTTCCCTCGGTAGCTACAACCTGGTTGCCCACTGCTCTCCTGTCGTTGCTGAACTGTGTGCTGATGGCAGAGACCTGTGCGTTTCCTCCGGTCGTGGTGAACATCGTCGTGTACTTCCGGATCATCTGGACGATTGCGGCAAAATCCAGGAGGAATCCTTCATACGCCCGGTTCCATGGGAGTGCTGCAGTATAAGGTGAGAGCGCCCACTTCTGCTTCAGGCCCTTTCCTTCGGCCATGTGGAAGACTACGACATCAGTATCAACGGTTGCCTGAACTCCGTCCTGGTTTACTATACCGGCAAACTTGCGATTGAACACAGATGGGTATGCCTTCGTATGTTCCTTTCCGGATGAGTCGATCCAGGTCCGGACATAGAACATCGGCATGTCAGCGTCGTCCGGGTCGGTGATGATGTTCCCAATCTCATAGGCTGACCATACCCTGATCTGGATGGGGGTTGTCTTGACCCACACTGCGAGGAAGATGTTTCCTCCTTTCTGCAGTTCATGGTCGGCTTCGATGAGTGCTTGAGAGCCGAATAGTGAGAGCTGGTTTCCCGGGTCACTCTTGATGGCATCGAGGATTTTCTGATTCGATTTGTTTGCAGTCTGGATGTTGAAAGAGAGCCCGAAGGTATACCGGGTCTTGAGGTCGATTGCTCCCCGGATGAGAGGAGAGTACTGATACCCGTAGTTCAGGAGGTCATGATAGAGGTCAACGTCGCTCTTCTGGATGATCCGCTGCTGCTGGTATCCGCTGATGAGAAGCCACTGGCGATCGAGAGCAAGGCGGTTATCCCATGCCTGGTCTGCATACCCTTCTTTTAGGTTCTCGATATCCCGGTTGAGCTTCTTCGTCTCAGAGAGAACCTCATTGAACTGCCCGGTGAGGTTAACGAGTTGCTCCCTGGTCTGGGTGAGTTGGCCTCCGGTAAGTGTGTCGGCTATCCGTTCGGTCAGCATGGGGCTCCTGCCTTTGGTGAGAGATACCCTTTGTTGATTTTAAGGTCGAAATGCAGTCCATTAACATCCCTTGTTGTCTCAGTAATCTCGACAGTAACTCCCGCATACTCCCAAAAATCACCAAAATGGGTTTCAGAGATTATATCGTTAGTGTCTTTCATCATCTCGGATGCCAGTTCTCTCATCGGTATGATCATCGAACCCCCTTCCTCAATGCATCGCTGATATTCCCCGGAAGCATCATCAGCATCATCTGGTATACCCGCCTTGGCAGGGCGACAGTAACCGTATTGGCGGTTGACTCTACCGGGGATCTGCTGGTGATGAGCCGGGAGATGACACCGGCATAGGTCTCCTGGTCGTCCTCCTTGAGCGTATCCAGTTCGTCTTTCAGTGACGGCGGAAGTTTGATGGTCGTCGGCTTTTCGGTGATCGGTTCTTCAGGTTGTGTAACTTCTTCAGACGGCATATGTATCCTCCATTTGGAAAACTTTCTTCTCCGGGTCTCCTAACAGTAGTTTTGTGACTCCCCAGACCATGGCATCAAGATGGTCCGGACTCTCCCGGTCACCTGACTGAAGTTGCGGGGCATAGGAGCACATCTCATCTTCTAGCTCAGAAAATTCACCGACGTGATGGACCCGGCCCTCTTCGTATAATCCGGAGACAGGTTCGGCCCGGAGGATCTTCCCCCGGTATGCATGCACGTCCTGGAACCGGATCGTTGAATCGATGACGTGGATGTTTCGCTTAACCAGATCCCCGCCGTTATTGACTTCTCCTATGACAGCATCAGCCTGGAATTCGTTGTACGCGTTTACGACGGCATGGCCCCAGGTTGCCGGGCTTGCCTGGTCCATGGTCCGGTCAGCCAGGATGTAACAATGGGCCCTCTCGTCTACTCCGACGACGATTATCCCGGTTGAATCACTGCTCGCTTTTGCGGTGACTGCCGGGTCAACAGCCACGACAATCCTGATACATTGCGGAGCCCTGATTACCCGGGTGGCGTTGATCATGTCCCTGGTCCAGAGGGCTCCTTCTACATCGTCGAGCCATTCGCCCAACTTGAACCGCTTGCGTTTTCTATCAGACAGGGCATCCAGGACGGTTTCGATGTAGTCATCCGGTAGGTTATCGGCATTCCCGTCCGGGTTCATCTGCATCTCTGTGTAGAGTTCCGGTTTCGGGTGAGAGACTTTGGTTTCAGGATTTATCTTGAGGAAGAAATACGAGTATAGCCAGTGGCTTTTTGTCGGCGGGTTGCAGTCAAAATAGAATTTGTTGACGAGTTCGGTCTTCTGTGCAAGTCTGGTCTCTGCCATGCTTACAGAATGATATGGAATCTGAGATGATTCGTTGAAGTAGATGGTCGCGTACTCTTTTCCCAGGACTTTCTCAACCCGGTCTTTGTCATCGAGCCCGGAGATCCAGATTTCAGACCCGTTTGGAAATGAGATGAAGTAATCTTCCTTATTCCACTTCACCGGTACATTCGGGAAACAGATTTTCAGGACCTTCGGCAGGGTTTCCATGAACACCGACTGCTTGACGTGGTTAAACCGGAGCCTGAAGATGACATGGCGGCTTCCGGCAGCTTTCATGGCCCTGATGCAGATCGCCCGGACGAGGGTGAAGGTCTTACCGGACCGGCTGCCACCATGGAGTAGAATCCATTTGCAAGGCCCGGCGAGGAGCCGGGTGGCGGTTACCTGGTCAGGGGTTTTCTTAAAGGCCTGCATCGTCCTGGTCGATTATGATCGAGATGTTGCCGGAATGTTCAACCTCTTGTTTGTCTCGGAATTCCTCCGGGCGTCGGTTCTTTAACCAGAATATACAGGAGGTTGGATCCGGGGGGATGTGCTTATTCACGGTTGCAATTTTTAGAACCGCCCATTCTCCAGTACCTACGACAAGAGGCTTCTCTTCTTCGATTTCATAGCCACACGCCCTTTTATAGAGCGATTTTATGACTTCGTCATCCGCTAAGCGTTTGCCGTCTTTTACGGCGCTCAAGAATTCGGGATATTCTTTTTCCCAGTTCCAAAGAGTTCCAACAGAAATCTCTAATGCAGCCGCGATTTCCTTATTCGTCTTTCCTTCGCTGGCTGCTAGTGCTGCCAATGCAGGGTGAATTTCGGGATCATATTTCGTGGGTTGCCCCGGAGGCATCAGATAGTCCTCACATGTTCTCTATCAGCAACGATGATCGCTGTCCGTGGGGCTCTCTCGGTATGACCTGCTAGTTTCACCCGGAGATGAACATCGAGAGGAGTCTCGTACGTAACCTCTCCGGTTATTCCGTGAGGCCACATTCGTGCAAGTTTCGACCCTACAGGTGGGATAAATTGCATCATCTTGGGATTGAGGTCGAGGTCTTCCATGCTTTACACCCTGCTCCGGAATTGAACCGGGGATATATTGCTGATAACAGCCCTGCCAGAGTGCCGGTATGCGGATGTCTGCGGATGTATGCAATGATGAGGGAACTGTTCGATGGGATTTCTGTGCCATGGATCGTTCAGGATGTGCGGTTTCATTCATCGGAGGGTTTGCATACCGGGAATACTCCTGCCCGGATTCGAACCGGGCGCCTTCTCCACCGGAGCAGAGATGTTTTGCCACTCAAACTACAGGAGTGAGAGAAAGTGAGCGTCAATTCTAGTTTTCGTTTTCAATTTCCAATCTCATCACCCATCGAAATCTTCTCCCATAAAAAGGGAGTTATTTTCTGCCGAGATCTGAGGAGCCGATGACTTCTCCATTCTCGACGTCGAAATACATGCCTTTATAATCGCCTTCTGGGGGAACGATGGTGACACGATAGTTTCGAATCTGTGCTGCTGTTGCCTGATTGACCTGCTCGATAGCAATGGCCTTTTCTTCGTCAGTCATCCCGTCAAGGAGGTCCTTCAGGTTTTCCCCTTCAAGCGGGTGATAGGTTTCATTGTACATTTTTGGTTTCTCCGAGTTTGCTCTGAATCCATCTCCATACGGTCTTAAGCCCGGTATCCACTACCGATGTGATGAGACCGTAGGAAGCCATCTGGACGCCGACATTCGCAGTGGTCAGCGGTTCGATGTTGGCAAATACAGAAAGTGCACCGATACCTGTGCCTACAATTACTGTGGGCAGTGCCTTTTTCAGTCGATATCCCGGCTGTGTTTCCTTCGTCGGGTCGATCTGATTGTTGATGTACCAGTAATATGCAATAACGGCTGATCCGATTGCTGCATTGATTACCGGCGTTACTGTTGAGATGTCCATGAATTACGCCTCCTCTGCAGAGGTGTTATTGACCTCTGCTTCATTGGCTGCAGTTGTGTTCATGGCGACCAGTTCTTTACCGGTCATGTTTGCAAAATAGGAATCAGAGAAGTCAACATACCGGAACTGCGGTTTTGCTCTTCCTCCGCCTGTCTCGTTGGTGACTACATCGAACCGCTTTGATCCTTCGTTGACATAGTCGATCTGGCTGTTGTTTCCACCTGTGCCAAGTGTTACGCCGTAATTGACTTCACCGTAGTAGTGACCGACACCATTCCATTCGGCCTGTTGACCTACTGACAGGTTGGCATCAGCGACGAACTTGGCATTGTCAATCCTCGTTTCGGTGAGGTATCCGCCATACCTTGCGTTGACATGCTGATCAGTAACGTTTGCACTGGCATCTTCCATACTGAGTGTATTCTCGAACAGAACGCCATTGTGAAACTCGGAAGAGCCTGATTGAGTATACCGGTTGTTTATCGTTGCATCAAGGGTGCTGGTGTCCTGATAGTTGAACTGCCCGTACCCGGAGATGAGATGGTCGCCGGATGACCCGCCGTTATACTGGTCTCCAGAATGCAGGAATCCTGCCCCAACTGTTCCGGCGTTCCAGTTCTCACCGTTATTGATGGAAAAAGAACCGATACCTTCCGCTGCAAGAGAAAACTCAGCGATTGCTGCAAGAGATGGTGCGATGAGAATAGCAGCGAGGATGATAATGAGAGGAGAGCGGAACATGTTTTAGAAAACGCCTCCGGATCCCCCACAGCCACCAGAACCCCCAGATCCTTTGTCGTCATCCCGACATTTTGAGAACGTACAACGAATATATTCTGCAGCCTTCTTCAGCCAACTCCGGGGCTTTGATGGCTCGGTTTTGGCTCTGACTTCCGCTTCGAGTGGTTCATCGAAAACAGAAGAATCAAACCCTGACATGCTCGTATATGAGCGGGAAAGGGAAAAAGAGAGATTGCAGTAGTAGGAGGAGCTATTCGAGGCAGATACAGACTACTTTTTTACCTATCCAGGACTTTGGAGGATAAATCCGCCCGGTTGTTCCTTGTGCAGTAACGATATCTTCGAAACATTCCCGCATCTCTCCATTGTATTCTATTAACTTTATTGGAGACTTTCGAGGTCTTCCCATTGGTTTTTCTGTCATGAACAAAATTAGTTTGTTCTTAGAACAAACACTATAGTTCCTCTACTCAGGTCTTTAGAAATGTACGATTCGGGGGAGGATTCCTCCTCCTCTGGTTTTACAACTCCCATTTCTTTGAAGTGGTTTGCACATTTCTGTTTCACAAATTCTGCCCACTTGTTTCCATCTGGCCCGTATTTCATTTCCCCGTTTATCATTCTCTCTCACCTATTACATACAATACTTAGACTCATAAGTATATATAAGTATCTATTTGAAAAGTACCCTCTCCCGGTAAATCCGGTCTAAACGGACGTATTTGTTCTTTCTCAATTGTGAATTCTAAAAATTTTTTAAAAAATGGGTTATTGCGCAGGTACTGAGTTGGCATAGAGAGCCGCGGCCTGACTGGTGCCCGCATTCCGGATCTTGTTGAGAGCAATGAGCCTGGATACTCCTCTCCTGATATGCTCGAATGAGCGGTATTTCCATTGCAACTCCCGAAACACCGAAGAGATGGAGCACCCAGGATGTTCTTCGATGGTTTTGAAGATCAGTTCTTCGGCATCGTTCAACTCCCTCCGTTTCATGTCCGGACCTCGCAATCATGGCCGGGATATGGGCACGGAAATCCTCGCAGGACGTAAGAGCAGACCTGACGGCCTCTCCGGGTGAATGATTGCAAGCACCGGGGAAGTTTCATACCTTCACCTGCTCAGAGAGCCGCTGCATGATTGACGTGGCCCGTGTTGAAAAGATGTAATCCGGGTATTTCTGCTGTGCATACAGACACAGTTCCATTGATACCCGCTCTGCTTCGGCTTCCACATCTGCCCGTGATCCCTCTTTCTTTGCCCGGAATGTGAGATGATTTGATACACACCAGGTCATGCTTGCTTCCCCGCTGTAAGTTCCATGAATGCCTTTACCGGAATTGCGACGTACGTCTCTGTTCTGTTCCTGGTGAAGAAGAGGGCCGGAGTGAGTCCCTCTTTGGCTGCATTGTCTTCAGCCTGTCTCAATGCCTCCCATATCTTCAGAGTCTCGGTGTTTTTGCACTCCACGGCATACGGGAACACCTTTCTGGCTGCTGACGATAGTTGGATATCTATTCCTTTCTGCCCCATTCCTGTGGATACGGCATCGGGCTCTGGAAGGTCGAAGTATGCTTTGATGATGTTTGCGACGGTTTGCTGGAACCGCCTGCCTTTTTGCTTACATGATGCTGGTTTCACAATTTCACCGCCTTGACAATCCGATCAGGTTTACCTGACTCTACCGGAATGATCTGAATCCCGGCATACTTTCCTCCTTTGCAGAGTCCGGATGCGAATGTTTCTGCCATTTTATAGTCCGGGAACTGCCACCGCTCATACGGGCCGGGATTCGGTGACTCGTCCGGTGAGAAGAGGGTCTGTTGAGTCAAGCCAAAACCCCCATTAAAACCACATCGCCAACAGAATATTTTTCGAAAGTCTGCCTTACTTGTTCGATAGTATCTTCGACACTTTTATCGAACAAATCGTATCCTACAATCATCGCGGTAGGGGAATGATAATTAAATAAGAATCTCTGCCATGTTGGGTGAACCACTCCTCTCAAGGTTAATTCAGGCTCTGGTGTTTGAACTGCCCAAATGCCGTTTATTCCTGACGAACAGTCATCTCTGAAGCGGTTAAGATCGAACTGATTCTCATACGCATAACATTTGGTAAGGGTCATACCGGGACCTCCTGGATGTACTGATCGAGCACAATCAGGACCGGTTCAGGTAGTGAGCAGGCTGCAGCGATGCTGAAGGTTTCCATGCCGAAGAAACTGACGAGGCGACGGAGGAACCACCCGCAGACGATCACCGGTATCATGATGTCACCACCTGACCGACAACCATCCACTGATCCGGAGGAGTGGGCCGTTCTGGCTGAATGGCTAAATAAATCAGCCCCTTGTCATTGAACCGGCCAAACCGGATCCTCTGTTTTGGGTAATCCTGCTTCAGTCGCTTGAGGGCTTTTTTTATGACTTTGAGCGAGAACATCGATAGGTTGCAGTTCGATGAGGTTAACTCACCTCTCTTCACGCAGTATTTCAGGAATTTACGAGGGAGAAGCGATCCCCCAAGGACCGGATCATAGGTTGCGATTGCCTGAACCGCCCCTACCCGATAGTCAAAGGCTTTACTCATACTTCCTCCAGTGGTGCTGATGTTGCTCCTTCGTGAGTGTAACGGGTGATAACTATCCGGTGCGGGTTAGATGTTGATTGCCGGACGTGTGCAAGGAATTCTCGTTCCTCGCTCGGTTTGGTGACTCTCGCGGTGTGGTTAATTCCCGCAAGGTTGTCAAGGTCCATGGCGACCATATAAGCATCCATCAGTCATCCCTCCGGAGGGAGAGAAAGTGCCTAAACCAGCGGAGTTCATTTTCGAGAGCGTCTCTTCGAGTCCTATCCAGAACTACATCAAGGTCCTTTCTTCTCTTGAGAATCCTTTCAAGCTCATCAATCTGAAATTGAATGGAATCCTTTACCCATTCCGGCAGTTCCGGGGATTCGACGCGGACTTTCCATGCTTCAATCGCTTCCTCTTCACTGTCTCGAGTAAATTTCAGAACATGATCGGAAGATGGGCAATAAACATCCGTTACATTACTTATCCCAAACTGAGATCGATGATGCCATATGAAGGGGGTTTTCCCGCAAATTGGGCACCCTGGAAGCTCCAACTCTCCGCTCATGCTTCCCCCTTGAGTTCACAGGCTTTTTCGATGAGATCCCGATATATCCCGGCCTCGTGCCCGGTCATCCTGCTGACATCTCCACTCTGGTCAAACGCATTAGCCCAGATAATCGCTGCCCGGTTTTCCTGAATCTCGTCGAGCAAGCCCGTAATGCAATCACCTTCCTCATACTCGCGAGAATCCGGATCCGGGTGCTGTTGCTTGAGCTCCTGTATTCTCTTTTCGCCTTGTTTGATCCAGGGTTCAATTTCTTGAGGTGGGAGGAGTTCGGCGGTGTTTTTTTGCGTCATGCGAAGAGCGTTGAGGTTAGCAATCAGGTCGGTCATTGTAACCTCCGGGATTTGTTCCAGATATACCCCTTCTTTCTGATGCTGAATAAGCCGAAGCGATACCCTTTCTCAAAAAGTGCCCCGATAAATCTCCCATCTTCAGGTTGAGGGCGGATAATGCCAAATCCGTGCCAGCCGAAAAAGATGAAGAATCTCCGGGTGCTTATCTCAGGAATATTCACGCTGTTACCTCCTGGTTAAACCCTTGCCAGCAATCCGGGACACGCTCCCAGATGGTACAGGTTGGCACCTTACCGGACCAGACCGCCTCAAATGTTGCTCGTTTGATGGTGAATTCAAGGTTGAGGCACTCAATCTCTATGAGGTCATCGTATCCCTTACGCTTCCGGAGTTTGATCATCCCAGAAGGGGAGAGGGATTGAGAATAGTTTTGCAGGAGCCGAGGGATCTTTTCTCCCCTGATAGTGAACCTTGTGCCATCAATGGTCAGATACAGGTCATCTTCATCCGGGAGTTTGCGGAGCAGCCCGGCGTTCCGGAGGGTCATGACGTCATCCCTTCGAAGATTTCAAGTATTTTAGAGATTTTCAGAAAGTCGATTTTATTATCTGTTCTAATGCCTGATTCGATATCTACCCAAATATGATCTGGATGTGGATGTTTTCGCAATAACCATTCTAGATCTGACTCAAGCGATTCAGGACAGATTCCCCCTGCATATCCTAGAAATTGAATAGAGGTAAATGATGGAGGGGCATATTCCCAATCTCTTGAGGAAATATCTCCTCTCCCTCTACTTCCATCCAGTAAAAAATGTGCGCTTTGAGGGAACAACCCCCCAAATACTTCGTTATTTCTCTTGTTTATTTGTAATATTATTGGATCTCTCCAAATTTTATCACAGAATTCGGTATACAGGTCAGTATTCCAATCAGCGTTAAGTTGAATCCTATCAAATCCCCAAGAAATGAACGGCCATCCTTCATTTTCAATGAATTCTACACAGGATTCATTTCCACATATGTGCAGTGCCTTCTTAACGGGTAATTCTGCATATCCTAAAATATGCTCAATGTCAGGATATCTGGGCTGTCCAAATTTTTTGGGATAATATAAGATTCCGATTTCTAGTGGAATATCACAGATATGACAAAGATAGTTCAATGCTGGTATTGGACTCTCATTGTCAAATCCGGTGAGAGTGAGCATCATGATAGCACCTGCTGGCCGTTCGTGGCCTTTATGGCGCCATCTTCGATGATTACCCCCACCTTACCGGACTCATCGACCCGTTCCATCCAGATCTGCATATCGGCATCTTTAGCCATCTGCCCGACCATCCGGAGGCTTTCAGAGTCGAGTGCATTACCATCCCTGATGAGCAGGACCCGAAGGTCGGGATTGAGAGCGATACCCATGGCCAGGCTGACCCTGATCTGCTCTGCGGTGCTTGCCTGTGCAAACGGGACGCCGTTTAGCAGGATGCCCGTCTCATCGAATGATAATCCCTCAACCGGGAACTTTGCTGCAGCGAGGGCGTCTCGTTTATCGAGGTCAATGTCCTTGATTGCCTCAACAATCCCGGAGAGTTGGGCTTCAACAGCCTGAAGTTTTCCACGAATACGCTCGGCTTCCTGCGCCTGTCTGACCTGGCGATTGGTTTCTTCGATAGTGGCCAACTGATTCTGCAGGAGTGCGAGATCAGGGGGTTGGAAAGTTTCAACCTTATGTTTAAATGACTCACAAACTAGGATTGTATTTCTCAAATGTACCTGTAATCTTGATATTTCATCTTCAAGGGTTTTGATTTTCTCCGTTGTATTCTCAATATCGGCATTGATCCCTTTCAGTTGGAATTCTAACTTTTGATATTCGGTGATCTCTTGTTGCCCTTCCTGGATCTGTTTGAGAATATCTGATGCAGATATCTCCTCATCAGGAGTATCTTCAGGAACTGCCGGTATCTCCCGGAGCCGTTGATATAGCCCTGTGATCTCATTCTCTGCCGTCGCTTTGTGCTTGAGCCGGTCTGCTCTCTCCTCTTCAAACTCGGAGAAGTCAATCTTGAGCAGGTTCATCAGGGTCGTTCGCTGGTCACGTGGCTGCATCCTGACGAACTCAAGCGGGTCGAACCCGATCTCACTGACGAGTTTATCGAGAACAGACTGAGGGGATGGATACTTCGCACCTTCCCGGGTGGTCACGGTTAGCGACGTCTTCTCACCCTTCCAGGTCCGGGTGATGATGAGATCACCCAGGTCGATCATGACATGTGCCTGTTCCTGACCTCTCCGGATGGGTTCTGGGATGGAGCCGGCAGCAGCCCTCCAGCAGAGAGCAGCCCAGATAGCGTTTATTATCGAGGTCTTACCCTCTGCATTCTTCCCGGTGATTTGGATGACTGGATCACCGTTCGGGTGAATGGAGGCTGCAGATACCCGCATGAAGTTCTCAACCTGCAGGCCAACGATGCGATGGGAGGATGTCATTAGAACCCCCTTAAGGAATCTGCCCAAGTTCGCAGTACGTTCCTTACTTCGTTGTGGCTCAACATCCGAGAGGGTTTATTCTCGTCAGAATTTCTCCGGCAGAAGTATTCCTTTACAAACCTATCAAGAACATCAGATGATGCATAGGACTCTTCATCCTGTTCTTCATCTTCATAGGCCTCAATCAGTTCATTAATCCAAATTGCACGTTCTGGTTCTGTGAACAAATGCCGAACATACTCGGCAGGGAACTTTTCGGCAGGGACACGCGTCCAATTAATTCTACCCTTCTGTTCAGACGTATCATTGACTTTGGCCTCATCCTTGACAGATTGTGCTAAAGATGATACTCTCTGGATGATCTCTTCTTCCTTCTTTTGTTCAAGGACAAGATCTCTAAATGCCCGGTTTCTAATCTCTAAATATCTCTCAAGGTCTTCAGGATCCACTCCCTTCTTAACCGCGAGCTCTGCATCTATTCTCCCGATATACCCTAGAGTAAGGGCTTCACAGGCAGGGATCTTGAGGTCATCTTTTCCAAAAGAATACAGATCAGCCTCAATATTTGTATTGACAGAGATCCGTTGATCGTATGAGCGAGGCCTTCCGGTTCTCATGCCGGTACACCTCTCTCTCTCTCTCTCTCTCTCTCAGCTCTAAGTAGATCTAAGAAAGAAGAAGAGATTACTAAGAGGAATTTTATGCGTACGTATGTACGTGCGTACGCATGAAAGTCGAGAGAGGTCATGATGAGACCTCCTTCGAATGATCCCTGATCCAATCTGCAGATAGAAGAGCCTCTTCTCGAATAGATGACATCATTTCAGCAAATGATGTATTAACAGGCTCTTTCGATGCGTTCATGGCCGCTATGAATACATCTGACACGGTCCTCAAACAGGATTGTAGTTCTATGGATCTCCTCTCATCCGGAGACTTTTGTTTATTGCGCCATGAATCTCCTTTTGGACCCCCAAGGGGAGTTTTAACCCATCCGTCCCGGTCATACTTCCCGGACTCGTCAGCTGGAAGGAGCATCTTGAGATGATAGACCCCATTAACGGTCTCAAACCCAAGTTTGACATTTTGACCATCCTTGAGTCTTACTAGGTTCTTCTTTCCATCCTCCGTGAGGGGAAACCAATCTTCCTTTCCGTCAAGTTTCAGGATGAGTGCCTTTGAATCTCCGTCTCTTTTCAGAAGTTTGCATACCCTCGGCTTTTCGTTGACTGGGGCCACTGGGGTAGAGGCAGGAGCCTGCACAGCTTCTGCGGTCATGATCTGAACCACCTCAGTACCAACAGGAACACGACGATCGCCAGCATCACCGGAACACTCCAGCACAGGACATCAGCGATCATATTCCCTCCCGGATCTTCTGGCACTGCTTGCAGAAACTGCCACGAGCATCTTCAGCCAGGAAGACGTTCTTCATCACCCGGCCACAGAGAGGCTTGCCTTCCTGGTCGTAGAAGTGGAACTTCTTACCAGCCTTGGAACGTCTCCAGCCGAGCCTGAAGTTCTGAATGGCTTCCATTATGCCCCCCCCCCAGAACGCTATCATGGCATGGCCCCCTGTTTCTGCCGGGCATAGATTTCATCCCCGGTCAGCCACCTCGGACCGTTGAGTTTTGTGAGAACGGCGTTCACTGCCTTTTCACAGGCACTTTTGGTACCTGATATCGAGACTGCTCCATCACCGATGATGAAACCATGGCCCCCCTCCGGTCCGACCTCCGGAACTCCCAGGAGTTTCAGGATACGACGAACACCGGCCACCTTCTCAACAGAGAGGGGAATCTCTACGAGTGAGTACAGGTCATCGGCCCGGACCCACACCGCCTTGGTGCTCATATCGCCTCACCATCCGGGAGAATGACAGCCAGATCATAGGTCACGGTGACCTCACCGGGTTTCAGATAATTCTCATGCTGCTTCTTCAGGATGGTCTTGATGTCAGCAATCGTCGGAGTATATTCGATCTTGATGCTCTCGATCTTCGTATTGAGCAGCAGGTTGAACACGTCCGGTCGTTCCTGAACCAGTTTGTCCTTATCAACCGATCTCCTTCCCTGAGATTCTTTGCTGACAATCTCCAGGTTGCCATCCCGGGTGTGACCTGCAGCCTGGTTGGCATCGATGATCTCCTGTGCCTTTTCCAGCAGGCTGGTGTTTCTCTTTGAGAGCATCCCGATGATGGTGGAGAGTTCACGGTGAGCATCCCGGAGCATCATGGCATCATACAGGGTTTCATCGAGGTAATCGTCGATGCTTGCCGTCAGGTCCTCCCCGAAGTGCTCGACTCGTGCAGCGAACGACTTGATGACATCGATGATAGGGTCATCTTTCGATGGGGTGAGAGTGACTGGAGGAGTGTCGAATAATGCAGCCTGGGTCATGCTATGATCACCTCTCGCTGCCGTACCGGTGGCTCCGGGTAGGCTTCTCCCTCGGTTGGCAACTGCTGGATCTGAGTGATGCTGATCTCATCCAGCCCGTCGGGTTGTAGGAGTCCTAGGATATACTGCTCTTCCGTTACGTTTCCATACTCGGCAATCTGTGACAGACTTCTGAATTTCTCCTGATAGGTCTGTTCAAGCCAGGTGAGGTCAATCTCTCCCTCGATTACTGCCCGGACTCGCATCTTCTTCGGTGCGAGCCAGTCCTCGCAGCAGAGTTCCCGTGATGCATGTCTGCACTCCGGGCCGTATGTGAGTGAGCCGCAATGGTAGCAGGTCTTACAGGTCTTCGCCGGCATCATTCCGGTGCCGTCAAGATTACGCACTGCCCTCATGCTGACTGCCTCCGCTTGTACTCAACAACGCAGATCTCGGTCTGGCGGTTTCGGCAGTACCGGCTCTCACAGGTCTGATTCATCCCGGCGTAGCAGGTTCCACAGGTCTGGTGGATGTCTGCGAATGCTGCCATTCAGGCCACCTCGTCGGAGATGATTGCTCCGAACCGGACAACCACACGCTCGAATATCTCGTAGGGTATGGCTGCCATGTTTGCCCGGTGTTCCTGGTGTAGTTCTTCCCGGGTAAAGGTCATGCCTGCAACCGGCGATTGTTTTTTCTGGTTCTGGCTCAATACACTGTTGCCAGTGATACTGGTCATGCCGGGGGTCGATGTGGCGTCGGGCCCGGCCTGTTCTATCTCTTTTGCTATCATGCTAGCACTTCTTTTCGTGAGATTTTCGTCAGACAATCCACGGCGGCTATAACAACCGCCGTATCCGTGTCATACTCCGCCCGGAGTGACCGGATTTTCTCCACCGTTGAAACAGGTAGGAGCATGTTTTTTGACAGCTTCGGTTCTCGCTGCATGTATCTACATATGTAGAGACATTATAAAAATATTTCTCTACCATTGTGGAGACTAACCTTTTCACCTAGAAATACAATTTCATGCTATGTCAGAGGGGAGTGAGGATGAGAAAAGCCGGTTCGTACAGGTGAGGGTGCCTGTGGGAATACTCGACAAAATAGACAAACTCATCGAAGAGAATAAGTTTGCATCGCGCAGTGAGTTTTTCAAGCGCGTGGCAGTTGAATATTTATCAGGCACTAATCCTACATCATTGATGGATTCACTACGAGATCCAGAAGTACGAAAAGAAATCCGTGAAATCGTAAAAGAACAATTATAATTCTGTTTTTCACTTTCGCGGTGTGCCCTGCATGCTTTATCTACATCAATGAACCATTCCTGTTTATGTCAGAAGCTGCCAAAGCACTGATACATTTTTTGCGCTCGCCGGAAGGGCTCGAAATATTGTCCGAAATAATAGAAGAACAAGAATAATATCTTCTGTCTTTTCTCTACAATAGTAGATTATTTATATTTAAGTATCTCTACATATGTGCATGGCGTTAGGACAAGCCATGATTGCAGTAAAACCTGAAACCCGAGATCGACTCTTTCGATTGAAGAAGAAATCTGGGGTCTCGTATGATGAAGTTGTTTCAAGAGCGGTAACTCTGCTTGAAGAGAAAGAAGAATCCCGGTCCCCGTCTGCCAAGGTAGAGACCGGTAATGCTCACGGATGTGAACAATAAATGTCAGACATTGAAGTTGAAGTAATCACTGCAGAGGTATTCGAAGATAACTATTCTGGCGTAATTATTGATGGAACTCCGTATTTATACTGGTATCAGATTTACAGTTCCCTTGGTTTGTCAGTTGATCATGCAGGGGTCATCCTGAAAAAACTCACCCCAGTGAAACACTTCATTTCCTTCACCCGTGCAGAGATCAAAGAGATTTTTTTGAGTACCGATGATTTGTCGGTACTGCCTGCAGTACGGATGTACCACTTTCTGACTGCCGAGGGACTCAACAGAGCGATCATGGAGATCAGCACCGGACACATGAACAACTCTGTTGTCGCTGCTGCAATCGATGCCAAAAAGGACCATATTGCGAGTATTTACACCCGGTATCAGAAAGGAGAGGTGTTGTCAAAAGCCTATGATGAAACTCCCGCCCTGCCCGGGGAGGTTGCTACCTCGGACCCAGTCGCAGATGCCGAGAAAAAGATCCGACTCTACAACACCGCCAGGAAGATCGCCATCTCTCTCGGTGCCGATCGGAGGTCTGCCAACATTGTCATGATCGAGAAGATCAAGGAGGAGTGCCCGGATGTTCACCCGTTCATGGCGATGATCCCACTGGGAGAGGTGCAGGACGCTCCAGATGATGCTGTGCTTACCCGGCAGGAGGTATCAGGGATTCTCAAGGTTGATATGCTAACCCTGGAGGATAGAATCGTCAGGGTCGGGTGGGCGATGAAGTCTGCCTATGGGTGGCTCCTCACTCCGAAAGGATCTCGGTACCTGAAACCAGACCCCCATACCGGAGAGAAACGGGCCTGGTATGATGTCCGGTTCGGTCTTGATGCCGTCAGGATGCTGAAAGCCGAATTCGAACAGCAACTGCTCACAGGGGGGTTCATCTCGGCTGGTTCTGTCAGAGGGGCAATACCTGTTACCGGTGCTGAAAAACTCCCGGTAAAGGGGAGGAACATTCGGGGGGCGTATTTCGGGGCATCGCAGAAGGTGGTCTGAACATGGCTAAACGCTGTGCAAAGTGCGATTACAAATTGGAGGATATGTGCAGGTTTTGGCAGTGTTGGAGGAAGGATACTCCTTTAAAATTTTGTTCTGACAAGATGATTAAGCGGGCAGTGGCTGAAGGAGCCCTTCAATATAGAGCAGGCGGATTAGGAGGAGGAACCCGAATTGTTGATAAAATGCGACTATTATCAATAATCAGAGAAGAATTCAACCGCCCTGATCTGGTGTTTGAATGACCCCACTCGAACGTTCAGTCCTCATCGACATCATGCACAACGAAGGCACGACCCGGGTTCAGGTCCGGTACCGGCTCGATGGCGAGTCTCCGGTGCAGGTGAACCGGGCGATTGAGTCCGTAGTGCTAGCCGGGTATGCAGTTTACTACGGAGACCGGCTTGAGATCACTAGGCAGGGGCAGGAATACCTCCATCCCCGGGCGGTGGCGGTATGAGTGATGATATAATATGCCCTATAATGTCTCGCCCAATCGGGGTATCTGGGTTCAGCACGCCCCCGCAATACATCAAATCTCAATTTGTTCAGATCGTTTGTATCAATCAGCAGTGCAGAGCATGGGATGATAATTTAGCGAAATCGCGTGATGGAAATGGATGCAGGATGATACCATGGAACCTATCAGACGTATCAACCGCCGACCTTGTCCTGATGTTGGCCGGGAGAGAGGGGGTTATGAAATTAGATCTCCCTGATAGTGAGTGGAAGTTTGATGGGAAACTATCCCACCCAATAGAGAGATCATGTGCACAATTGGATGAAACTGGCCCTGCAACCATCCTGGTCGTGAGGGGTGAGCAGGAATGAAAAAGTTGCTCACTATCACAAGATGCATAGATTGTACAAAAAAAGCAGGAATAGTGAAGCCAATTCCACACGGGCCTACATTATATTGCACAATTACTAAAGAACCACTTCCAGATGTATTTGCTACTATACATCCCAACTGCCCGCTTACGGACGCCGGGGATGGTGAATGATGTTTAGATCGAAAACTCCTGAATTATGTATTAGATGTAAAGGTAGAAGTGACAATAATATTATCTTTTTTTGTGATTATTGGGGAAAACGTGTACAAGTCTCTGTAAAGGAAGATGCATCATTCAAATGCAGTTATGGCAATAGGTCGGGGAATAGATTTACTATAGATGAATGGATAATTCAATTAAAAACTGGGGTATGGAGTTATGTAAATCCTAATGATCCTATTACAATCAAAATCTTCAGTTGGGGATATTCCCTAAACACACTTCCAAAATATGGCCCCTCTCCATTTATCGAAGAGAAATTTGATGGGGATTGCGAAAGTGAGGCAAAAAGAATCGTAACCCTACTTACTGATGGAAAGACACCCATTGAATTATTTCATTGTTCAGATACAAGGGTGCAACAATGACCCAGACCCCAATTCCCCCGGTTTCCATCCGGCAGGTCATCCATTCTCATCCATAATCTTCCGGATCTCTTCCCTGATAACCGACCTTAACCCATCCCGCTGAAGGAACTCTATAACAGCCTGATTGATGAGATCCGCTTTTGTCAAAAACTGCCCTGACTCAACAAGTTCGTCCATCTTATCCACGATTGCCGGACTGAACCTGACGTTTATTGCGGGCTTTGACATTCCTATTAGAGATTTGAGTCTCTCCTTGATACTGTTGTGTGGCCCCATAAGGGCCTTATGGGGGTGCGCATGCTTATCTCTTTCTGTGCCTGTCCCGGTCCTCGAAGATTTTTGTCATGGTGCTATGAATCAATTCTCCGACAAATTGCATAGTTTCCTCAGAATAAATCCAGCGTTCGCGATCCTTTGCTACCTGAGATACCACCTCGTTTGACAGTTCCCGGCGGATCTCCTCCCTATTCAATTGGTATAGTAATGCCTGTATGATGCAATCGGTCCGGTCAGAATATTTCCCGGATTCTATTTCTGCGTCAACTTTTCGGAGGATTGACTCTGGGATTCGGACGGTCACCCTCGGTCGTTTCTCCGTCACGGATCAGGGTTGTCTGACATACTATATAGGCACCAGTCAGGCGGAGTTTAAATACTACTGTCAGACAGCAGTATATATAACACGTCAGACACGAGTATTTAAATCTCGAAGAAAATCAAACCGAATGACTTAAGGTTGAAGATATGGAGGAATACTTATGGGTCATGTGGTTTACGTAGATCTAGGAGGATTCGATCTACCTCTCCTGGATTTCGGGACGAAAGTGGGAGCGAAACAATATCGAAAGCATCTGCAGCCGTTCTGTAAATATAAACTCAAAATAGCACCAGTTGGAAAGATAAGAGAAATAGAGGGGTCATTCAAAAAAGATACTCTTTGCACAGGGATTAAACGGATATGACCTTATTTCAGCACTTCTTTGTACTTGGGATCAAACCATTCGACTTTGAGCCCTAACTTCTCAACCATTTCTTTTGCGGTGTAATTTGCTTCACAAAGTTTCAGATCTCTGGCTGCCATGGCTTTCGGCCAGTCCAACTCCTCGAGCAGGTTACAATCTCCGGTATCGATATTCAGGAATACACATTCGCCACCTTCCCACGAACAACCTCTTGTTCTCCGGCCTGGCTGAATGATGTCCATGTTAGAATGCTGTTATTTCCTTTATTTTGAAATTTGTGGCTTCATCCTGGAGAGCAATCGCTTTAAACTTCCAGATTCCTCCAGGCTCAAGATTATTTGTATTTGCCATGGTAGACCCTACATGAGCTCCTGATCCATCGTAGAGATTGATTTCAACCTGTACGTATTTGTAGGTCCGATTCTTCGTATTTTTGACAGTCCCTGTAATATAAGTTGCATATTGCTCTCGTTGAAAATCTGTATTAGATACTTCAAATCCGTTGTAATTAGGCCCTGATTGAGTTGAGAGGGGTTTGACAGATAATGAACTATCATCCTTTTTTATTGATGGCGACCCAACAGACCCAGATCCACTCATTCCAAAAACAAAGGCCGCGACGACCATACAGAAGATCAGGAATGCAAATATTCCCCCTGCGATCTTGAGTAAAGACATGCCAGATCCCACGGATGTGCCTTGATATGACCCATATCCGATATTCTCATTGTATATCTGCTCGCGTTTCCAGGAATAGACTGGCAAAACGATCCAGAAGAATATCAGCAGAAGCATCCATTCCCAACCTTTGAGTTTCCCCCATGCAGATCCATTGGGATTACTACCTGCGTTCAGGGATTCGGCATCATGTTTGATGTACCATGCCCCGAGAATAATTGATAAGAATCCAATTGGGAGATTTACGGCACTCAATATCATCGGGATAAAATACAGGGGGATTTGTAAATAGTTCCGCTGATATCCCAACATTGCCTTTTTTGATGACTGCGCTCTGACAACCGGTTCATCGTCAAGTTCTAGTGATGGTTCCTGGATAACCTGGCGTTTCTTATCGTTCTTCTCCTTGTTTCTTCGGTACGTATCATTCCCGGAGTCAAGGGTCAGAGCATTCTCAAAGCAGGTCCCGGCAGCCTCGTACTCTCCGGTCTTCGACAGACATATTCCCAGGGCATTCCAGGCCTTGTGATTGTTCTCATCTTTCTCCGTCACCGCCACAAAATGTTCTGCGGCCCGGGTATAGTTCCCGGCCTTGAACGCCTGCATGCCCTCGTCGAATGACATGATCTATCATCTCCTCCCGAAACGATTAGGGTTGTGCATCTCTCCTACCATCTCATCGAGCACGCCAGGATTACTCAATAGGGCCTGCATCGCCATCCTCTTCTTCATCGCCTCGTCTGTCAGGGGAGTTCCGCATCCCTGGCAATAACCAGCCGTGGGAGAGTTCTGAGTATGGCAATTGGCACACAGGATTCCTGTCAGCCGGCGTTCCTTTCGTTTGCTGTCCTCCTCTGTGATCACGCCATAATGTTTCAGCAGAGCCCGGTCCTGCTCTACCGGAGACATCCGGATGTATGCCCGGATCTGTTTCGTGCTCTGATTATTCCACATCAACTCGACGACGTTGGCGATAGGAAGTCCCTGCTCGATGAGATGTGTACCCCTAGATATTCTGAAAATATGGGTGGCGATCTTACCGCCTCTGACGCCTGACCGGGAAGCCGCCTCCTTGAATATTCTGAGCAAACCACCATATGTCAGGTAGTTGCCACGTTCTGAAACGAACACGTAGGCCTCTCCTTCTGGAGTGCCAGGATAGTCCGCCTTCCAGGCTGCCAGGTATCGGGAGGCTGCAGCGTCAGTGAGCCTGGCATGCCGAATCTTCTTCGTCTTCTTATCGGTGATCTGAATTTTAGCACCGTAATCATCGAAGGTGACGTCACGCCACTGCAGTCTCCCGAGTTCCCCGATTCGTGTGGCAGCTTCGTACTGAACTGCTATCAGGGCCCGGTCACGGGAATGCCTACAGGCTGCTATCAGGGCGGTGATCTCATCCGGGTTAAGGATCTCATCTGGGTGGTGAGTGTCCATATTTTTAGCCGGGGGTTTGATGCCCCGGATCTTCTTCTCGTCGAGAACAGGGTTGATCTGATTTTCCAACATCCAGAGGAGGAACCGTTTGAGAATGACTACATAATCGTATTTGGTATTCTGCGAAAACTCCCTGCCCTTCTGATTGATGGCGGTGCCGAGCATTTTGATAGCCGCGAACAACTCCGGCATTGTCATGGCATGATACTCAGAAGTGATCAGATTATTGGCCCGCCACCCCAGGAGAGTAGTAGTCAGTTTCATCACCCGGACTTGAGAGAGATCATGGACAGCAGCCATCTCCATGAGGTACTGATCGACGATCTCCTTGTCGCGCCTCGAAATCGCCCCCTTCTTCACCGCTTTTTCAAGCGGCTGACGATCCGAGTTTTTCTCCCCGTAGAATCGATCCTCCCTGCTCCTCAT